GCGCTAGATTCATATATAACGTGAAGGGATAGCCAATTGCCACAATTAAGATCATAGCAGTATGACTAATCAGGCCCTTCCTCCATTTTCTGCTGGAAAATTCATGATAAGCCCAAGCTCTAGATACCCCCAGAATGATATCTAGAGCAACGATGGCCATCAAGAGAAATACAATTATATGTTCGTCGATTCCGTGATCATAGAAGTCACGGACTATTTCGATAATTCCAAAAATACCATCTGGTTCTTCTTGATACATCAATCACACTCCTATCAATTAAGATTCGGGTTGTGCTACTGGTTGAGTTTCAAGATTATTAGGAGGGTTTAATTCCTTTGGTATTTCCCATTTCCAGACTTCTAATTTTCCGTTGGCACGAGGTCCTTTCTCAAGTTCTTCAAGTGTTTCGCCGTTATAGGTAAATTCCTCATTGACCTGAATCATGACTAATTTGCCTTCTTTGAATCGTGGAGTATAGCCTGGGTTTTCCATAACAAAGATATCGTAAGGTTGATAGACCTTTCCTTTTTGAGCTACATCAACCAATTCAAGCCCACGAGCGAATAATGTAGGATCAATTGGATGATCGGTATTGGTGACAGCGACTAACACAGCCCAATCAGCTACATTTTTGATGTTCTTAATTTGGACTGCTTTATCTTCATTATCTTTTGTAAGTGCTTGGATTTTAGCAATAGCCTCATTGTTTGCTTCCACAGACTTATCAAGCTCTTTTTTGATTGCGACTACAGCACCTGAAGTATCAAGTTCCATACGAACGATGTTTAGCACTGCTTCAACTAGTGTAGAATCTTCCTCTGCCATGCGGTTGTTTGGCAAAACTTCTTCGAATACCCGATAAGGGTGATCTTGTTTGATTGCTACTTTAGTAGCATTCACAACTGGGTCAAATGATTTAAATTGTAATTTATAATCCATTAGTTTGTTACCTCATTTTTATTTTTGATTTCGTTGAATAGGTCCATCAAATCTTTATCTGATTCGAGGACGGAACGATATACCTCCAGCTCTTGTGTGAGCTGATCCAGTTTTTCTTGTAGGTAAGTACATCGAGCCTTAAACTCAATCTCTCCGAGTGTTTTGTCCCCCAATTGCTTGTTTAATTCAGCAATCATAGCTAGTAAAATATTTTCGTTCATGTTAATTTCCTTTCTATTTAAAGCCATATTTATTGATGAGATTTGATTTTATATGATTTTGAACAGCTCCATTCTTTAGGTCCCAACCATAACGAGCGAGAACACCAAAACAAGTCAAGATATCCCATAGATAGCCTCCTACATTTTGTGATCCTTTTCCAATAAATAGATCATCAATATAAGCTTTGCTAAAATGTTTATCGCCACGCCCTAAATTATGTTTAACGCCTTTTTCATTCATTGGAATCAAATAGCTATTTCCATCTTTAGTATTATTGTGAATAATCCAAGGACTTCTATACTGACCATTTGCATAGAATATGATTCGATCACCAACAAGTTCGTACAAAGATTCTTTTACATTATTCTTCGCTCCTGACCACAAGCGCATCCCAGCAAATGTTGCATTTTCTGTATTTTCAGTTTTGTCTTGATTTGTTCCTATGACGATTCTGGCAGCCTTATTGTCTCTTAGATACTCGCCAACAAGACCAACTTGGTTAAATTTGATAAATTGTGAGGAGCTTGTATCGTCAATCCTTCGAATTGTACCAGTATTTGAAAATAGATTTAGTGTACCATTGTCTAAGTCAAAGACAGTTGAACCGTTATTAGCACTTAATCGTCCACCTTGAACTCTTTCGGCAGCAATCTTGATAGAATTCAGCTCAGTAATAAATGCTTTTTGCGATGTCAATTCCCTGATAAACGCTTGATTTGATACAAGCTTGTTGATCATTGCTGAATCAACAAGCAACTTATCTGCCGTTACTGCGTTGGAAGCAAGGATTTGAGTTGTTACTGATCCAGATTCAAAGTTTCCTGTTTTCAGTTTGTCAACCATTGCAGATTTAATAACTGCGTTATCAATTTGAGTTTCCCCTGTGATATGAGTTAGTTTGCCGACAAAACGGTTGTTTCCATCTGCGCCTAAATTGATACCACTGATGATATCTCCTGCGCTATTAAGGTTTTTTATTGCGTATGAGCCTGCAAGTTGTGTGACTTGTGTCCGTGTAGCCTCCGCTGTGGCTTGGGCCTGTCTAGCTTGTTCAGCGACTTGGATTGCCTTCTGTTGAGCGTCTAGCGATGTTTGTTTGGCTGTTTGAGACGAATTCTCCGCTTGTCTAGCTAGTGTTTTTGCGTCCTCGGCCTTTTCTTGAGCTGTTTGAGAGAGCCCACTCGCTTGATCCGCTCTTGCTTGTGCTCCGATTGCGAGCTGTTTAGCTTCTGACGTCTTATTGTCAACTTCGGCAACTTTGGAATAAAGGCGTGTTCCAAGGGCTTTCGTTTCTGCAAATGCGTCATCAAATTGACTTGGTTTGTATGGCCCTGTGTTAGATCCACGAACCAAAATAGGCTCTTTGAACTCTATCCAGCCATTTTTAGCTAAGTAGATGTAAAATGGGTAGTTTGCGTCCTCGCCAAAAGCAAAATCTTCTTGAACTGTAAAAGTCTTCTGAAATTCTTGCCACTCATTAAGAGGCGGTCTATTCTTGCCAATATCAGAAGATAAGAGGATTTTATTTAGTCCGTGATTTTTAATATTGAAAGCAAAAGAACTATCTGGATATTCCCTAATACGATACTTAAACCCAAGCGTGTAAGTTTCGCCATGATATATTTTTTTAACGTAAATAGGAAGACTAAATCCTGACCAGTTATAACCAGTAAGGCCTTGTGCTTTGATCATAAAAATGCCATTACTGACTGATACACTTGCTTTTGGATTGTTATTCCCAACAAGCGTATTGGTTGACATCGTCATGGAATTAACAATCAAGTTGTTATCATCTGTAACGTATTTACCTACTTCTGTTTGAAATATCTCACTAGACATAACAAGCCGTGATAGTTTGTTTGGTGCACCTTCTTCTGTTGTACCTAAAATGCGTTCAAACATTTTAGTAGATTCTCTGACTGCATTATAATTTGTAACTTGCACTTCGATTTGACGTGTGTTGGCAGCCACTTGAGAGTTGATATTTGCAAGATCCCGATTTGTTTCTTCTAAGTTTCTATTAGTCCGATCGATTCGATTGTTTGTTTGGTCAACTTCCCGATTAGTCGAAAGCAATTCATTGTTGACTTGTCCAATCCGTTGATTCGTTTGGTCGATCTTTTGGTTTACTTGACCTTCGACTTCAACAAGTTTTTTTGTTACTTGGCCGGAAATTTTGTTAAAAATTTCGGTGCCGTTGTCCATCTCTGAGAAAGTCCGATTGATTTTGTCACTTAAATCTTTACTTTTTAAGATCTCGTCTTTAAGTTTTGCCGATATGCTTTCCATGCTTGGGAATGTGCCGGCTTTGCTCAATGCCTCCTCTGCTTTTGCATTGGCTTTTGCAATTTCAGAATCAGTTAGTTGCTTAGATTCTAATATTTTTTGTGCAACAATCCCGTTTATTTCCTGCTTAACTACTTCCGCTTGTGCTTTCGCTTGCTCAATTCCATCGGTAACCTTATTTTCAATCTCCTTAGCTCGTTTCTCATACTCAGCATTAGCATTATCAACTAATTTTTGAACCTTAGCCTCGTATTCAGCATCGTGACTAGCGATTTTCTCTTTGACTGCATCTTCAACGATTTTGCCAATCGCACCACCTAGCGAACGTGAGATTTTGCCAAATCCAATTTTCTTCAACTTTTTAGACATTGGACTGTAGTTATAGCTGGTAATCTTTTTGCGAATATCAATATTATAAAGTTCATAAAAGATTGATGCTGTATCAAATAGTTTTACTGGTTGATCAGCATGACCCAGAACATCAATCTCTAAGCTCTCATCTGGCAAATCGCAAAGACTTGACTGAAAGTATTTCTTACCATACTCTTTTAAATCCTCAATGGTTTTAACATCTTGATCTTGGACATCCATATCATCCTCATAGATATGCTTATATTTATCTACAAGTGGACTGTCTACAGTAGCCTCAAGGACTTTGTCCTTCTCTCCCTCTCCCGATGCGGTAATGACCTTACGGAAATGAATTCTTGTCTTAAGCGATTTAGTAGTAGTGGATTCTTTATACTCAGAGAGGTTTTTCTTGTACATAAAAAGAGATTGATTCTCAATCCCTCCGTTTTTTAACAATCTCACTGAGTATTTATCTCTGACTAAATCACCACCCCACTGACCAATAATTGAGTGCTGACCTTTTAGAAGTGCATCAATTACTGATACATTCTCTATGTTTAAAGTATGTAATTCAGAGATATCCGAAAAGAAAGTAAAAGGGCATTCTCTCTTTAGCCCTTCTACTAGCTTGTTCATCACAGTAAAACCATTCGCCCGATCTACATTGATCTTGCGGATACTATATCCATTCAGCAACGTTGCTACTTGATTGGCATATACTGTGATATATCCGTGCTCCTTTTGGATGTCAATGATTACAAATTCTTGTTCTCCTGACAAATCATCTGCTAACAAATGAACTTCGTTTTGTAGCAGGCTCCATTTTTCATCACTAACAGGATACTTGAAGGTAAGCTGATAAGTATTATTTTCTTGCTGGCTGATGTCATCATCCGTACACAAATTAAGAGGAATATTACCCTCTTTTAAATAAATCAAATGATATACCTCCAATTTCCTTGAATTTTGATTTTGGAAACATTACCAGATGTAGTTACACCTATAACTCCTTTAGGCAGTTCAAAAAAAGGGCCTCTTGTTCGCAAGGTGTTCTTAAGTTGCCCATTCAATGTATAAACGTTTTGTTTCCGCTGCCTACAATCAATTTTAGCCCCACCTGATAGGTTTAATCCCATTGTCTGGTTGCCAATCGTTAGAGTTACTTCTCCTTGCCCTTCAACTGTAATAACTGGTTCCGAGTATATTGTACCTGGATTAGTGATTGTCCCACGTCCTGATAGCACAACCTCTTGGACATTTTTTAAATATCTAAAAGGATGTTGGTATACCTTGACACTTACAATCCAGTTATTTTGGCCATGAAGCGAGATTTCTGATTCAAGTAAATCAGCATAGTAAATGCTACCAGGTTGATAACTAAATTCCAATACATTGTCCTGCTTCTGGAATGCGTTAATAATAGCTTGAGCATCTTCATATCGCTTAACAAACAACTTCAAAGTACGCTCATATCCATCATAAGCACCATCTTCAATGTTATACTGGCCATTCATTCCAAATAGTTTTTTCTGCTCATCATATCGAGGGATAGCACCTTTAATATCTCCAAAATCAGTCACCACACTATCTGAAATAGTGTTTGTGTTAAAAGTATTGATAATCAGATAATTTACTGCCATTAGATCCCCTCTCTAGCCATGATTCGTCCTTGACGTTGATAGGCATTGATGGCTAATTTTTCTCCATCTAAGTAAGTATTAGAGTCTTTGTTTGATATCTTCTCAAGCCAAGTATCTAAACTTGATCTCAGAATCATCATCTCAGACACCATTCTAGACTCAGTTGCGTCATATTTAGCGTTAGGCATCTGCAATGTGGATGTGATATCTTTACTGAAAGCTGCTCCTGATCCAAAATCAAAATCATCACCTGTAAATGCATTTGAAATCCATCCAGCTACTCCACCAACAGTTCTTTGCACATCTTTAAAACTATTTTGTAAAGAAGCATCAAATCCTCCCATGATAGCTTTACCTGCAGGGATCAATAACCTACGGTCATAAGAAATAGGTCCTTTGTGTTTACGGATCCAGTCTGCAATACCACCGATGAAATTCTTAACACCATTATACGCACTTTTCAATCCCCCTAAGAAGCCGTCAAGAATAGCCTTACCAGCATCCCAAAGGTTGATATTTGCTAAGCCAGAGAAAAATCCTTTAATACCTGAACAAAGGTCTTTAACTCCGTTTTTCATGGTATCCCATGCTTTTTGTGCACCAGTGACAATTCCATCGAAAATACTTCCAAGACCAGATTTGATACCTTCCCACATGCCTATTGCTGTAGATTTGATACCTTCCCATAATCCCGACATGAAAGATTTAAAACCTTCCCAAAGAGCTTTTGCGCTAGCTACGAAAGCATCTATAATGCCGAGAATAGCTTGACATATTGCATTCCACATAGCTTCTGCTGTTGCCTTTATAGAATCCCATATTCCAGACAAGAACGTCTTAAGCCCTTCGAAAGCACCAGTGAAGTATCCTATGATTGTAGAAATAATCCCACTAAAATAAGTACAGATACCATCCCAAATCATTGATATTGCAGATTTGATACTTTCCCAAATCAATCCTAGATCTTCACCCATTTTTGTAAAGTCTAAAGTTACTAAATCAATGATAAATAGTACCGCTCCCATTACAATACTTTTTATTAATTCCCAAGCCCCGCTGAAAATTGTTTTAATACCTTCGAAAATCTGACCCAGACCATCTTTCATTCCATTCCAAATCGACATAAACACATCAATAAAAGGCTGGACAATGGCCATTACTGTTTCTGTAATTGTGGTCCATGCAGCTGTAGCGGTACTAGAAATACCTTGCCACAAAGTAACAAAGAATTCTACTATTCCATTCCAAGCGATTTTTATTCCTTCAATCACACTATTCCAGACTTCTACAGCCCCATTCCAAAGGTTTATTGCACCTTCTGAGATGGTTGTCCATAAACCTGAAAAGAACTCTACAAGACCATTCCACAAGCCTACTACAAAATCAACGAAAGCACTCCAAATCTGCTTACCCGTCTCTGTTTGGGTAAAAAACCAGACTAATGCAGCTACAACAGCGGTAATAGCAACTACTAAGGCTCCTATTGGGTTAGCAGCAATTGCAGCGTTAAAAGCTAAAACTGCGCCTTTAACTGCTAAAAGTGCTGATTTGAAACCTGTGATAATAGATTGAATAGTTGTAATTGCTTTAAATGCCAAAAAACCTGCTAAGGCTCCTGCTAGAGCAGACTTAACAATATCCATAACTGTTTTATTCTCACGCATCCACTTTGTAAAATCTTTTACTTTACCTGATGCATCAGCTAAAACTTTAGTAATGGCTTCAAAAGCTGAAGCTACTCCTCCAACACTATCTTTACTTTTAGCAAGTCCAAAAAGATCACTAATAAATTCTCCAACAATCCCAGCAACGTTACTAATAACAGCACCAATATTTTCAAACATGGTACGGATATTATCGCCAATGTTCACAATGCTACTAGCTGTTTTCTCATTTATTCCTAGATTTTTTAAAAAATCTATATTGTCTTTCTTACTCAATGATCCGAAAATCATATCATAGATAGTGCTGACCACTCCTCCTACTTTATCGAAAACATCATAAAGATCGTTCATAATGCTTTCTCCAATGTAGTCTCCGAAAAGCGTGTGCATAAGCTCACCGAGTGCAGCAGCTAAAACCTGGGGGATCCCTTTTAACACATTCCATACCATTGGAATAAGATTACCTACAAGGAATGTTTTAACGGTTTCAAAAAGTTGATGTAATGAAGGCATAATATCTTCACCAAGAGCTAATTTCCCTAAGACATTTTGAGCAGCTGCTTTCATGGATGCGAATGATCCACTAAAAGTAGTCGCAGCCTCTTTAGCAGTTGTCCCGGTAATGTCTAGATTCTCTTGGATAGCGTGGATAGCTTGGTACACGTCAGATAGGTTATTGATATCATACTTAACACCAGTCAATTTTTGTGCATCAGCTAGTAAGCGTTGCATTTCAGTTTTTGTACCACCGTACCCTAGCTTAAGGTTATCCAGCATTGTATAGTTTTGCTTTGCAAATCCTTGGTAAGCATCCTGGATACGGTCCATAGATGTCCCCATCTTATTGCTATTGTCTGCCATATCGACCATAGCCATGTTAGCAACATCTGCTGCCTTCCGAGTATCACCACCTAACGATTGAAGAAGGCTGGCACTAAAACCTGTTACATTCTCCATGTAGGCATTGGCTGATAACCCTGTTGTTTTATATGCCTCATTAGCATACTTTTTAACCGTGTCAGCAGAACCTTTAAATAAGGTTTCAATCCCACCTAACGATTGTTGAAGATTGGCCCCTTCTGTCAATGATGCAGAAAAGAATTTACCTATCCCGGCGGCTGCTATTGCTTTTTTTGCGACACTGAGCATCTTAGAACTCAAAGATTCCCCTGCTTCCTGCCCTGCTTGAGGTATTTCAGAGCCAAGCTCTTTCTTAATCATATCCTTGATTCCACGAGCTGATGGCATAATTTGGATATATGCTTGACCTAATTCTGTCGCCATTAATTACCACCTCCAATCTTTTCTAACAATTTACTTCTGTATTCTTCAAATTCCTCTCCAGATGTAAATACCATCTGTTCCTTTTCCTTCTCAACCTTGAGAAGACTATCAACCATTGAAGCCGGACGGTTTTTACCCTGTTGTCCATCTTTGGTTTTCATCCATACAAGCATAGATAGCCGATCCAACATGCTTGCCTGGATTAATAGATTAGTTGGTACATTCTGCCCTGACATTGCAACTTTTATCCTTGAATCATCACGCAGACCAAATGAAAAAACAGCTACCTGATATGCAGGTAGCTGTCTGTAATCATAAATGCGATACGTCTCAGCTAAATCACAAATCAAAGCATCTTCATCAGTTTTGATCATTCTGGAAAGGGTTACTATTTTTTTACATTCTGTGACTCGAAGATGTCCCGCACTTCATCCATTAACTTCTGAGTTGGTACCATTCCATCTTCACCACGGACGTGATCTTTCAACGCTGCTACTTGATCACCAAGCAACAATTTAAGCAATCGAGGTAGTACAAGAGGGTTTTCATCAATTTCAGCAATAGTTTCTACTACCTCATAGTTCTCCATCCGTTCCATACTGATATCGAATGGAAAACCTGTTTTAGTAGTCCCTTTAAATGATTTAGTTTCTGACATGTATTAAGCTCCTTTGATGTATTCGTAGTGAGTATTGCTTTCTCCATCTGGAAATGCTGTAAGAGTTGTTTGGTATCCGACTGTCTCAGCGTCTTTGTAAGAGATAGTTCCGATACCCGTTACTTTTCCTTCAGGAATAACAATACGTTTCATAGTACCATCGTTCAATACCATATCTACCACAACGCAATGGCTAGTTAATTCTTTTGAATTAGCCTTGAT